CAGAAGTAATATCAGAAGTAATATCAGAAGTAATATCAGAAGTAATATCAGAAGTAATATCAGAAGTAATATCAGAAGTAATATCAGAAGTAATATCAGTAATTAATTGAATTAATTCTTTTTTATTTTTAGATTTATATTTAATAAGTCTTAATTTTTCACATTTATTTAATAATTCTTTTTTAGATAATTTCATTAAATTCATATTTAATTATTTATATATAATATTATTCATTTTTTATTTTTTATTTTTTATATAATTAATAAGATTTAAGGATTTATTATTGAAATCTTTATATTAAAAGTTTTTAAATATGGTATTTTATAATTATATAGAAATTGGAACATCTGATTTTGATACTGAAATACAAAAAGAAAATAATAATTATGGTATTAGTATAGAACCAATTAAATATTATTATGATAAATTGCCTAATAAAGAAAATTCAATTAAATTAAAAATACAAAAAGTGATATTATAATGAAGGTATTAAGAGAACTTATATGGACTCAAGAATACGAAATAGTTATGATGATAGAAGAATTAACTCATAAAACAGAAAATGTATCCGAAATAATTATCAATCAGGCGTTTATCCCGTCTATTTCTTCATCTATCTATCCAAATGTAATTGGTATTACAGATGCTTATTGCGACCCAGTTTTTTTTAATTCAAATATGCAAAAGCATCATAATCAACATATTATGATTAAAACTGATAAGCAATATATACATCATATGATACCACATCATCAAGTTGCGGTTGATATGTGTAAAATTCTTTTGAAACATACCAAAAGTGATTTTCTTATTTATCTCTCATATCGTATGATAAGGGGTCAGGAATCAGAGATAATTTTGCTTAATGATATGTTAAAAAGTCCTTTAATAAAATAAGTTATTTATAAACCTTTTGTTCTCTTCTTCTTGTTTGCGTTAGTTTCAATAGTTTATCACTACAAAAATGCGTGTAAGAAATAGTTATTTTATCTTCAACTTTTGGATCAGTAAAAATAAGTTTTAATTTAAATTCATGATATTGTGCTACTACAGTTAGAAATGTATTTATATTGTCATACTCTATACCACCTATAATAAATGTCATTTCAACATTACTATTAGATGAAACAATATGAATACTATCAATTATATCTGCTTGTCTTTCAAATGAATATTCGTAAATATAACTACCATTTTTATTAATTTCTAATACAGCAGTATTAAATAATACTAAATTTTTTTGTGTGTTATAGGATACAATATCTGATTTACTCTCAATTAAATATTATATACCATCTATAAATGTATCTATATCGTCATTATGACTAACTATTTTTGATTTTATAAAGTCATCGTATAACATATTATTAACTTTAAATAAAAATTAATATTTAAAATAGTTTGATTGATTTTCATGATTTTTAAAATTAGATAAATAGTTTTTATAATTATTTAATTTTTTTTCATTTTTTGTATTCAGTATATTAATTATTTCTTTTATACTTTCATTAAAGCTAATCTTATCATTTTATAATAAGATTTCTTTAAATATAAAAATTGATATTATTTTTATCATTAATTTTAAAATAATTAAATGTCTATCTTATTGATTTTAATTCCATTAGGTGCTTATATTTTAATTAAAGATACTATTAAAATAAATAATAAACTATTAGAATTAAAAACAGAAATTATAAAAATTAATTCTATATGTGAAACTTTAGAATTATCAAAAATATGTATTATTTATAATCATCATAATATTACTAATAATCATATATATTCTTCTATAATTATTATTATAATAAATATTATATTATTAATAATTTGTTTAAATTATAATCCAAGTGATATTTATAATTTGCAAATAAAAATGTATTTATCACAGATTATACCATTTATTATGATTATATCATTAATTATAATATTACTAATATTATATTTAGGTAATAAACATAATAACAAAGCTATACTAAATATTAATGAAATAGAAAATTTAATTAGAAATAAAAAAGATGATATTGATAAAAAATATATTGATAACTTATTGATGTTATTAGATACAAGCGATGATATAAATAATCTAAATTTAGTTATAGATGAATATATATCAAATTATTCATATTTGCATAATTATAATAAATATTTAATGAATACAAAGAAAGATAAAAAAATATTTATTATTGAATTAGAAAGAAAATTAATTCAAAAGAAAAATAATGAATTGACAAATATTATGAATACAAGATTAAAAACATTTCAAGAAATTACACACGAATTAGTTAAATGTGAATTAGAAGAACTTAATAAAAAATTATATGATTACAAAAAATATTTATTAATAAAAATAAATGCTATTAATGAACAATCACAAATAAACGCAATTATCATTAATATCAATTAAAAAAATGATTTAAGGAGATTAATAAGAAATCTTTAAATATAAAAATGAAATATGTTAAAATCGTTATTAATGATACTATAATAATTGATGATATAAATGAAACTTATATTTGCATATATTTTCCTGAAAATATTAAAAATTTTAGAAATAATAATTATATTGCATCAACAATTTATATAAATAGATTTGATGGAACAATTAAAGATAATTATTATAAATATTCAACTGGTATAGAATTAAATAATTTCAAAATTGTAAATAACTTTAAACAGATAAATTTTAATTTCAAAAATTTCATTAAAAATAATAGATTTGTTATTGATTATAAAAATAAAAATTTTAAGTTTTATATTCCTTTTTCTCAACAATCAATTTAAATAAAAAATTGATATTATTTTTTATCATTAATTTTAAAATAATTAAATGTCTGGCTTATCTATTATTGGTGTTATTATGCATACTTATATTATAGATAAAATATGTAAAGATACTATTGAAATAAATAATAAAGAAGATGTATATTTATGTATTTGTGATAAAAATCATGTAAATATTACATGTAATTATAAATTATTCAAATCTTTTATGGAAGCTAATAATTATTATGAAAAGAAATATAATAATACTGACAATAATCATATTTCAACTATGATATCAACAAAATATATACCTAAAATATTTCAAAAATATTATTTGAATTATAAATTATCAATATTATTATTACATTTTGACGAAAATAAAAAGATTTAAAGAGATTAATAATAATTCTTTAAATATCAATTAAAAAAAGATTTAAAAAAGATTTAAAAAGATTTAAAAAGATTTAAAAAGATTTAAAAAGATTTAAAAAGATTAATAATAATTCTTTAAATCAATTATAAATTCTCAAAGAAAGTTTTATGTTTTTTGTAAGTTTTAATAGAATTATTTAATGTATTTCTTTTTAATTTCCATTCATCTTTTTCAATTAATAGTTCAGTATTATTTAAATCAATTGTATAATTAATTAATGTACTACGTATATAATAATTATAATTACGATGAATATAACGTTCGAATTTTTCTAATTCTAGATTTGATGAATCATATTCATATTTAAATTTTTCTAAATATGATTTAAACCAAATATCAATATGTTTATAATGATTTAGAACAATTTTTGAATATTCATTAATAAGATAATTTTGTAATTTTTCAAATCTGGCTAATTTATATTCATTGTTAATTTCAAATAAAGTATTAATATTAATAACTAGATTTTTAAGAATATTATTTTTATATTCTTCATATATATTTGTTATATTAGCCATATCTTTATCATAATTACCAAAATTAAAATTAAGATTATAATCAATATTTTGTTTATTATTAGAATTTTTTGAATTAAAATCAATTAATAATTTACATAATGAATTATTAATATAAGTATTCATATTAGTTTTAATAAAATCAAATAATTCTTTTAATGTTATATCTTTACCAAGTTCATTTAATTCGTTTTCTAATTTTATTATTTGGTTATTGGTTTTATTGATGGCGTCATTTTTCCAATTAGTATTAATAAAATCATTAAACATTTCATCGACAGAAATTAATAAATTTTCAAGAGTTATATTTTTAATTACCTCTTCTTTTAATGAATTATCATTAATATTATTTAAAAGATTATTTTCAAACCATACATTTTCATTAATATCTTTATTTTTATGACTAATTACTCCAATAACCTTTTTAATATTTAATTTTTTAATTTCATTATTTTTCATTAAAATTCTATCTACAAATAGTTCTATATCATCATTATGTAATAGATCAACCATAGTTAAAGCAATTAAACAATCTTTTGTTTTATTGGCATCATTTACCATACCTAATGCTTGATTTGCAGTTAATCTCGTAGTATTTGCAGGTATTACACAAATAATTAATGTATTTGGTTGATTAATATACTTATTAATAATATTTTTAGATTTGTCTCTCATATCAGCAGGATATTCAATAATACCTGGTAAATCATAAAAAGTACTATTAATAACATATTGATTAGAAATTTTGATATATAATTCATCATCAATAATATCATCAATTTTATTCATAATTGCTGCTACATGCAATTTTGTTTTTTCTTTATCAGTTAATTTGATTGTATTATCTTTAAAAGTAATGATATATTCTTCAATATCAGAATTAAAAAGTTCAATTTTAATTGGGCATTTAGTGCATAAATTTTTATCAATTGGGAAAATATCACATTTTAAGATATTTCTAATTAAAGAAGATTTGCCAGAACTTTCATTACCTATATTAACAATAATAGGTAATTTATATTCATCGATTGGAATATTTAGAGTTTTAAGTTTATTAATAAATTTAGTATATTTAGATTTCTTCATTTTCTCAAAAAAATTATTATCATTATAAAACATAGTTTTGGTTGTTTGTTCTTGAGAAGATTTAATTGTTTTTCCAAGTAATTTTAATGTATCAAAAGCTAATTCTCCTGTATCAGTTTCTTTAGCATTGATACATTTATTAACTAAATTTAAAGAATCAAAAATTAAATCTTTATTTTTTAATAAATTCATTGTTAATAAATATAATAATGAATATTTTTATATAATTGTTTTTATGAAAAAAATGATTTATTATTATTTTTTTAATATAAATGTCTAATCAAATTTTCAAATCTATTAATAATGCTATTGAATTTTATGAAAATAGATTATTTAATCCTAATAATATTCATTTGATGATGTTTCCACATTTAAGAGAATTAACAATAAATAAAGTTGAAGTTCTAAAAAAAATATTAGAATTAATAGGAGATAAAAATGATAATTATTATGAACAATTTTATAATAATAATTTAAAAGATTTGATGTTAAACCATATATTTAATGAAGGTTTGCATAAATATAAATTTGTGCCATTTTCAGATATTAATGATTTTATAAAAAAAATAAAAGATTATGAATGGATTGATGGAAAAAAATTAATGAATGAAATTAAGTTTGTATTAGAAGATAATATTAAAAAATTACCAGAAAGAAAAGAAAAAAAACCTAAAACAAAGAAAAAACATATTGCATCAACAATTAAAAAATTGGTATGGAATACTAATATTGGTGAAGATATTGGAAAAGCTAAATGTTTATGTTGTAAATCAACAGATATTACACAATTATCTTTTAATTGTGGTCATATTATAGCAGAAGCAAATGGAGGTGATACAATTGTTAGCAATTTAAGACCTATTTGCCAAAATTGTAATTCAAGTATGGGAACAAAAAATATGAATGATTTTATGGAAACACTTAAATAATTATAAAGATATTTAAAGATATTAAAAAGAAATCTTTAAATATCTTTTTTTGTTTATTAAAAATAAATGACTGATATTTATTTTCCATTTAATACGTGTGAAGAACCTAATAAATATATTGCACAACCTGTAAGTGCATTTATAAATTTGATAACTAGTTTAATATTAATTTATTTCTTTTTTAAAGCAAAAACAATAATAATAAGATTATTGATATTAGCATTTATTTTATTTGAATTATTTCATACATATTCGCATATAACTCATATTAATGGAACAATTCAAAGTAATGTTATACATAGTTTATGGTATTTTTTATCATTTATGTTATTAATAGCAAGTATAAAAATAACAAAACAATATCCAAATATATATACGATTATAATATTAATATTAATAATAATAATTGATATAAATCTATTTTTCTTACCAAATAAATTATATATGATATTTACAGCATTAACATTACCAGTAGTTATAGCAATTTCATATTATAATTTATATCCAAATCATATAAAAAAAGCAATACCATATTTAATAGGATTATTAATAATAGTAGGAATATTTTTAATAAATGAAAAAATAAATTGCGATAATATGATGAAATATGTAAAATTACCATATCATGCAATAATTGAAATTTTAGGTATGTTATTATTTACATTATTAGCATATGTATTTGTACAATCTGAAAAATATATTTAAAGAAATCTTATTAATATCCTTAAATTGAATTATATTTAGAGTTTAAGAAATTAATGATACTAATGAAATAATGAATATTGAAACTTTTTATAATACAATTAAGCAAAATGATAATTCAAATAAAAATACATTAGAATTTAAGAAAAATGATAATTTAGTTCAATGGAAATCAATGAAAACAAATCAAATTTATTATAGATATTATAATATTTATTCAAATAATGAATTGATGGAAGAAATTATAAGATTAAAACCAGAATTTAAAATAAATACTTTTGGTTATGAAAAAGGTAATTATTATATAATATTAGATAAATAAAATGATTTAAAGAGATTAATAAGTATTCTTTAAATCATTTTATAATAATATTATTTATATAAAAAATAGTTATTAATATATTTATAAATAATGAATAATTTTATTAAATATTTTTTTAGTGCAATGAAAGAAGCTAAAAATAATAAAGAAGATGATAATAATAAAGAAAAAGATTTAACATATAGAAAGATTAAAAATTATTTGAGAAAACATTCATCAAATATTAATGATGATTATCAATTGCGTTTAAAACTTCAAAAATTATTTTATTATGGCATTGATGATATTCCAATTGCTATATTAAAACCAGAAGATGAAATTTATAAAAATGATAATTTTCCATATTACTTTCAAAATAAAACAAGAGAAGAAATTATTGATATTTATAATAAAGAAGTTAAAACTAAATATTTAATTAAAATTTATAATAAAGATGAATTGAATGATTATGATATTAAAGAAAATATTTATTTGGATATTTCATTAAAAACATTTAGACCTGTATATAATCAAAATTGGAAAAAAATAAGTGAAGAAATTAATGAAGTTTCATTTGATAAACAAAAGAGTTTTTATGCTGATTATTTAAAATATTATTTGAAATATAATAATTTTCCATCATTTCAAGAATTTATCAAATTTATTTATGATAGATATCAAATGCCAGTTCATAAAGACATTAAAATTGTATTTAATAATATTGATAAATCTTATAATAATGTTAAAGATTATATTAGAAATAATAATATAATATCTAAAGATGTAAGTAAAATTATTAAATTATCTACAACAATATCTAATAGAATTATGATTCAACAATTTTAAAAAAAATGATAATAATCATTAAAATAATTATTATAATGGCACAATACAATATTATAGATAAATCAATTTATTATTTTATTTATAAATTCTCAAATTATGATACTATTATAAATAATGAAGAAAGATTAATTAATATCATAAGTAAAAATTCAGCATATTTGAAAAATACAATTAAAAGTTATATTAACGATAATTATAATAATAATTATATAAATATCAATAATATATTTAGAGATAAACATTTAAAGAAATTAATTAAAGGTCAGATTGTATATGATGAAATGTTAATTTTAATTGAAAAGAAAAATAAAGAAATTGAAGAATTGAAAAGAAAATTAGAACTTAAAGAATAATTTTATTTTTGTAATGATAATATTAAAAAATAAATAAAAATGATAATTTTTTTAATATTTTTAATTTATGTCTTTAGTTATGATATCACCCACATTTTCATTTGATGAGAGTAAATTTATATACAAGTTTGCACGAGATTATCACAATGATACTGATTTCAATTTAGATGCGTCTTTTAGGGAGTATTTTCAAAATTTCATTGAATCTAATTCGGATGATTATAATTTGTATGTGTTTCATCGCCTTCGCATTAAATTCAAAGTTAGACAAGATCAGCGAAATATGACAATTCAAGATTATCTGTATGAGAAATTATATGAGATAATCAAGAAGGGAATGAATGCATGAATTGAGATTTTGAAGGGTTATAAATGACAAGAATTTATTTTTGTCATTAATTTCATATAAATAAAATAAAAACTGATTTATTTTTGTCATTTAAATAATTTATCTTCAATAAATGGAAATATCTTATTTTGATGAGACTGATTTCAAGAATACTATCATTAATGAAAGTATTAAAAATGAAAAACCTGATTATATAAATTTAATTAGAAATTTTACAGCTAAAAAATCAGAAGATACTAATATTAAAATTATTATCAAATATGCAGGAACTCTTACAAATGCTATTGATATATATGAAAAATATTATTGTTATATTATAGATATTGATGAATCAACAATTAATTATTCAGATATGGCATTTGTAATACTATATGAATATTTCTTTTATGATATTTTAGCAACAATATTGGAGTCTTCATTGGAATGCGAAAAATAATAAAGAATTCAAATATATAAAACAAAAATTAGTTTTTTGTTTTTCTTATTTCTTTATACAAGTAATATTATTATAAAAGTGAATATAAATAGTTATATATAATATTACTGCTATTGTTAATGCTATAACTCTAATAATTTTAATAATAAACAAATAATTTTGTATAAGACATATCAATAATATAACAATAATAATTAATATTATTGATAAATAGCTCATATTCAAAAATGATTTAAAGATTTAATTTAATATTCTTAAATCATTTTTTTAATAAATTTCATAAAAACAACTTAATCTTATTATGAATAATACCACGACAAATATAGCAATTATCAGTTTTATCAATACAATCATAACAATACGTATGTCCACAAGGAACACAACAATAAGAAATTGTATTATTTATACAAATTATGCATTTATTAGTTTCATCAATAATTTTATTTTTATCTTCTAATTGTATTTTAAGTGCATTAATAATATTTTGTCTAATTTTTAATAATTTTGGAGAATAATGCTGTGTTTCAAGATCATTTATAATTTTATTTTGATTTTTATTTATATATAATAATTTTTCATTTTGTTCTATTATTTTATTAATATTAATAATATTATTGATACGAATACTAATAAATGATACTATTGATTTAATAGTATGAATAATACGAATAATAATATTTATAATTATTACTGCAATTATAATATAACTATTCAATGTATCAGTAATAATATTTTCATATATATATTCATCATTTAATATAAAATCTCTAAAAGTTTCTCTAATAAATCTATTAATAATTTTTAATATAAATATTAAAATATTAATTGGTAGAGCTATATAAAGAAAGCAATATGAATATAATGCTAGATTTATTAAAATAATACCAAATTTTAAAGAAATATAGATGATAATATAAATTAATGCGAAAAATGATGCTATTACTTTTTCATATAAAAATAAATGTTCATAATAATCACTTGTAAAAACATTTACAATTTCATAAATAAATAAAGAAACATTATGAATGATAATTAAAGATTTATTATATACTGAATATAAATATGATGAAATATCAAATATATTAAAATATATAAAATAAATTATTGAAGGTAAAATTAAATATAACATTTTATAATGATAATAAAATTAATTATCATTTTTTATAAATATTTTCACAATCACTCCAACCATAATTAAATAATTTTCTGGAAGTGTTTTTATCTAAATAAAAATAATCTTTATATTCAAATTTTCTTTTTGCCATATTTTTATGAATATAAATACTTCTTTCGCATTTGTCTATACAATCAAAATGATGTAAATTTCTAAATATGGCACCATCAATATAATTATTATTTTTATATTTCATTGAAAATGTTTTACCACTAATATAAGGAATATATGAACTACAAATGCAAATATTTAATAATTCATCTAAACTATTAAATTTATTTATTTTTTCATTAATAATTTTAAAATTATTAATTCTCGATACAACAACAGAAATAGGAATATTATTTATATTAACATTTTTATAATTATTTATAATATTATATTTAATACGTTGTTGAAATTCTTCTAAATTTTTATTCATTTTAACATTAACATTAACATTATCATTATCATTAACATTACCAATTAATTTATCCCATAATTTATCATGATTACTCATATCATTTTCAAGATGATAGATAACAGATGCAAATGAACCACCTGAAATACCTGTTAAATGATAATCACAAATATTTAAATTTTTCTTTATATATGCTAACGCACCTATACTATATGGAATAAGTAGTCCAGTTGCACCAATATTTATATTTATTAAAGAAAATGTTTGCATAATATGATTTAATAATATAAATAAATATAGAACTTTCATTAACTATATCTAATAAATATAAAAAATGATTTAAAGATTTCTTTAAATAGAATTAAAACTATTTTTATACAATAATAACTAAAAATAATAAAAAATGATTTAAAGATTTTTTAAAAATATCTTTAAATCATTTTGATGATGTTTTATATGCTTGTAGTGATTATTATAATTATTGTTGTATTTTTAAAAGCTAAATTGAGAGTTTCTGAATTTGAGGAAGTTATTGAATTATTTGATAAATCAGATAATATAGTAATGATTAATAATAAAATTGATGACTATATTTTTAACCGTGAATCAAGAAGTAAACAAAATATTATTCATACAATTATAAATACTTTGATAAATAGAAAAAGAAGTAAATTTATAATTGAGATGAAAAAAAAACTTCTCAATTCTGTTGAACAAATCACAATAGAAATAGTTGAACAAGAGATTGAAAATATTAATAATGATATTAGTCATTACAGAATTGATTTATATCAAAAATTAAATAATATTGCTGAATTTGAAAATCAGATTTGTATTAATATTTAAGAATTTAACTAAAAAATGATAGTAAAATATTAAGAAACTATTATACCAATTAGAAATGTTTAATTATTGATGAATATCATTCTTTAAAAGAATGATGAAATTAATATAGAAAAACATTAAAAATTGGTAGAGCAAAAAGTAATTTTTTGTTCTTTATTTTTGTTCTTTGTTGAGATATTATAATATTAAACTTAAAAAATAAATATTAAATTGCAAAAAGAAACTAACAGCAATGTATTTTTATTCATCTAGGTTTCAGCGATTCTATCTTAGGTTTTTAAACCTTCAATTTCTTAGCCCATATACATATTTTTAAGTATGTATACTTTGATCATTCTCAAACTTTCAAATCCTTATAAAAATCCATCAACTATTATTTCTTAATGCTCGAGGATAATTATTATTATTTAATAATATCAATTTTTATTAATTATTATAAATATTAATACAAAATGATATAAAGACAAAAAATAAATCTTTATATCATTAAAAGAATGAATATGAATTTCAATAAGCTAGTTATACTAACAATGACAAATACATTAGCAACCGTATATATATCTAATCATATATGGAATACATATTTAGATATAAATAAACTTTTTTAAGTTTTATTATAATAAAGTAGATAAATTTCATTTTGCATACTATTAACAATTACAATAATTGATTTTCATAAATAAAAAAATATAAAGACAAAAAATTAATTTGTCTTTATATGTCGTATTTAATTTATTCAAATACGAGAAGACCCAATACGATGCGTTGAATATCTCTAATAAAATCATTGATAATAGTCTGATCAAATTCGCCATTAATCATATCATCATATACTTTCTTAATATCTAGTTTAAAATCAATGAAAAGATCATTAGAAATATAGAAAGATATATTTTTTGAATGTCTGTTAATTTTTCTATAAAATCTTTCAAGATTTTTATTATAAGAATAATTCACAAGAATTGAGTTCAAATTAAAAGCTAATTGATGTTTAGTAATCATTTCAAGATTATCTATAGAATTATTATCAAATGTCCAATTCATTTTTTTATAAATATTCTTGATAATTAATATTTATTTATTTTTATAAGTTAAATAAAAAATATTTTTGTAAATTTTTAATTGTTAATAAATAAAAAAATGATAATATTAATTATAAATATTTATTATGTTTGGAAAAGAATTGATAAAGAATAAAAAACATCGCCTATTGGCTGTTTATAAAAATGATATTTATTATTGTGCATCTTATAATAACGATGATGATTATTGCGAAATTATAACATCTATTAACACTGGTGAAAAATTTTATTCTTTGCAAAGTTTCGTTCATAGTATTATTGGATTAAAGTCTATAAATGAATGGGATGAATGTCTTTATTATAGCAGTTCTAAAAATAGATGGAGATCTGTCAAATATTTGTTGAAATAAAATTGATATTTTTATATAAAATCAAAAAAAAATAATTTTTGGTTTTTTTGTTCATTTATGGTATTTATTCAATAGATGCTAATACATCATTAATATTTTTAATATGTTTTTTATATTGTTTTTCAGTTAAATTTGATGTTTCAATTAATATATTCATTTCATTAACTATTAAATGCATTTTTTCATATTTAGGACTAGTTTTTGGAACAATACTTAAAATTAATTTAAGTTTTGTCATAATATTTTTAACAAGAGTAGTACAATTTTTAAATAAACAAGTATTTAATTCATACATTATTGTAGTATCATTTATTTCACCTAATAACCTTACTTTTTTTGTTTTATTTTGTTCTAATTTATATTGATTATATTTTTGTACCAAATCTTTATTTGCAATAACATTATTTTTTTGTGTTGTGCAATTTTTAGATGCACATGTAATTAATAATAATGATAATGTAATAATCTCACCAAATTTTTTAGCAAATTTTTTATCCATTTCTATTATTATAAATTAAAAAAAATAGATTTAAAGCATTCTTGTTAATCTCTTTAAATCTATTTTATCAATTCAGTTGATAAACATTCAACTGGTATAATATCACTTGATAAAATATAATTATTATCTGATTTAATAAATTTTATTCCAAGTGATTTAGCTTTTTGAATATCTATTTTTATAATAATTTTAGAATAATATAATACATTCTTTTTATCTTCAACCATATGAATTGTTTGTCTATTCATACTTGATAATCCAACTCCATTCATTATTATTTTACTTTTTTTAATAGATGTTCCGTGATATGCATATAAAATATCATCACTAATCTCTTCACCTACTTTAACAATCTTAGTATTTGAATGTCCTTGATTTGCTCTAATAAATTTATTATCTTCTGTTAATTTATATCTACCTTTATTATCATTATCAACAATATATTTAATTATTTCAAATGTTATATTATATTTCTTTAAATCTTGATGATTTAATAAACTATTTTTATCAATATATCCATAATCATCTGTTTCTATATTTGAATGTCTTAAAATATATGACATTGTTTTTGAAATATTTGTATAATCAACCATTTTTTAATAATCAAATTCATTATTATTAATATTTCATTTTTATCTTAAATCTTCAATTGCTTTAAATTAGTTGCATAAATGCAAAAATATATTCCCATTGCTAATACCATTACTAATGATATTATAAATTTATTAAAAGACATATCCCCTTTTTTATGATATCTTCTAATTATAATTGGATTTACCATCTCAATATTTTGCATATTAATATAAAGATTTCTTATGAATGTCTTTAAATAAAAAATTATAAAACATTTGTTAATAAAGTACTTTATTATATATTTAAATGAATATATAAATATTTTGACTATTTAAACATATTTAAAGAAAAAAAATTCAAAATATTTAACGATTTTTTATTTAAAATGACAAAAAACTACTTTTTTAAGGTAGTTTTTGCCATTTCTATCCTCCATATGAACTCAATCCTCGTCGTCTGAATCTCCATCTTGGGTATTACATTCGCTTCTGCATATGTCAATATAGCCCCAGAATATCTTTCCATTTAAAACGGATTGCTTTTCGTTAGCTAGCTTTTCATATACATCATCTGTTAATTCATCATATTCTTCAAGTTCTTCACTCGAGCAATATAACTGCACAATCTTTTTAAAATCGCTAACAGTAAATGCTGCAAATGACTCCTCGGTATAGGATGCAATGACAGGTTTCAACTCTTGATACTCCTCAATCTCGATATCAAATGACTCATTAATGATTTCATAACATCTCTCGATGTAAGCTTCCTCAGTTGTGAACATTGGTGTGTTTGACAAATAGTTTGACTAATTTGTGATTATTTTTTTACACTTTCAAATCATTTTTTATTCATTTACTTAAAAATTAATACAAATTTATTTAAGGATTTCTTATTAATCTCTTTAAATACTTTTAGATGATTTAATAAGAACTTTCAATTCATTTTTGATATAATTATCATTTATCTCGTTATCATCATCATTATCTTCGTTTGTATATATTATTAATTTATTTTTTTAAATAATATCTATTATCATATTATTTATGTGCTTAGGTTTCCATTTACCATCTTCTTTTATTAAGCAATTATTATTTTTATTTTCTGGAAATTCTTCATTAAAATATTTATATTCAATAATTAATCTTTTATGAATAGGCAAATCTTTAATATCTGGTTTATTTATAAAATTTTCTAAATAATCTATTCTTTCATTTCCAAAATCATTTATATAATCATATTCTATATATTTTTCACCTATTTTATATTAAATATAAAAACCTAATTTTAATTAATGCTTAATTTAACCTTATAAAAAATTATAAATTGATCAAGACAAAGCGAGCAATAAGCAAAATTAAAAAAAATGATAATGAATTTATTAATAACATATAAAAATATACACCATTAATACAATGACCGAGCAAAAATATAAATGTAATCACTGTGATTATATAACAAATAGAACAAATAATTTAAAAAGACATCAGAATACCGTCCATAAATTATTAAATGAAAAAATATTAAATGAAACAAATAATATCCATTTAGAGAAAAATAATATCCTTTTAGAGAAAAATAATATCCTTTTAGAGAAAAATAATATCCTTTTAGAGAAAAATAATATCCATTCAGAAGATATCAATAATAATAAAGATAATGACAATTATATATGTAAAAAATGCAATAAAAGTTATAAAACAAAGAAATCTTTTATAAATCATGATGAAAAATGTATAGGATTAAGTATATTGACTTGTCCTAAATGTATGAAAACATTTAGTCATGTAAATAATAAAAATAAACATATGAAAAGAAATAATTGTAAAGCAAAAAGTATAGTTCATTATAATAAAGAAAATAATAATAATATAGTTATTAATAATAATATAGTTAATAATAATAATATAGTTATTATCAATAATAATATTATAAATAATTATGGTTCTGAAAGAAAAGATTATATTACATTTGAAGATATAATGAATATATTAGTAAAAGGTGGTAATAGTATAGTTCCAAGATATATAGAACTTAAACATTTTAATGATAATTTTCCAGAAAATAAAAATATTAAATATGAAAAAAATAATAAATGTTTAATAAGAGAAAAAGGCGAATGGAAATATACAAATATAGAACAATTATCAAATAAATTGATTAAAAAGAATTCATATGAATTATCTGAATATTATAATAATAAAAAAAATAATATTGAAGAAAGAATTAAAGATATAAATTTAATTGAATTTATATATTCAAGATTAAATTATTTAGATTTAAGTATCAATAAAAATATTTATAAAGATATTAAAAATGAAATTAAAAATATTATTAAAAGTACTTTATTGATTTAAATCAATTTAAAGAATTCTTAATGAAATCCTTAAATATCTTTTTTGTATTTGATAAAAAATTGATTTAATAATATTAATGATATTCATTATTATTATGGATTATAAAAAACTATCAGATGATGAATTAATAGAATTATGCAAAGAAAAAAGCATTGATTATTCTAATTCTAAAACTAAAAAGAATTATGCAAGAACTACTTTAATTTCTAGACTTAATAAATCTGATAAAGATATTATAACTACTGATAAAGAAATTGAAATTATTCAAGATGAAATCGTAAATATTGAATATAAAAATGAAGTCATCTGGACATTATCAGATGAAGACAAGAAAAATAATGATGAATATAAAGAAATTGAAAATAAATTGAGAAGTTGCATTAGATGTTGTCATAATTATTTATATTCAAATGGTTCAATTGTAGGTAATGAAGCATCTAATGATATTATATTATTATTTATATTAAAAGTTTTGAATTATTTATATATTTCTAATAAAGATATTATTATTAATAAAATACAATCTTTAACATCCAATAAAAATTATAATAAATATTTAGAAATTTTAGATAATATTAATAATCTTAAAAAAATTACTGACGGAGATGATATTAATAGTCAGTATGAAGATTATATGGATGATGTTGTAAGAGGTAAATTATTACCTCTGATTTTTACAGAAGATAAAGATTTTATTTTAAATACCAAAAGTGAAGAGAATAATATTATTAAAATTATTACTGAATTTGATAAAATTATTTTAAATGATATTACAATAAAAGCTTTTTCAACTATTAGCATTTATGAATATTTTAATTCTGGATATGAAGGCAAATCTAAAAATAAAAAACTTGGTCAATTCTTTACTCCTAAAAAAGTAATTAATTCTATTTTATATGGATGTCAATTTAAAAATATGGTTGATGAATTTGAAAATCCTTCTATTTATGATCCATGTTGTGGAACTGCCGGTTTATTATGTGTATTATATAATAGTTGTAGTAATATAAATATTGATAATATTTATGGATGTGAAATATCAAAAGATACTATTAAATTTGCTATTGCTTCTTTAATATTATCAACTAATAGTTTATTTGAAAATTTAAATAAAGGCTGTGCATTATCCAATAATAAATATATATTTGATAATAAAAAATTTGATGTTATTTTTACAAATCCTCCATTTGGAACATCATTAAAATATAAAGAATTAAAATCTAAATTTGATAAAAATAAACCTTATAATTTTAATATTAAATTTGAGGATATATATCCATTTGAATGTAATAATGGAGTAAATTTATTTATTATGAATATTATTCATTCATTAAATGATAATGGCATTTGTGCTGTTATTGTCCCTGATGGTGAATTAATTACAAGTAAAGCATTATTTTATATGCGCAAATATATTATTGATAATTGTAAAATGTTAAAAATTATTGCTGTTGAAAGTAAAGCATTTGAATATACACAAATAAAAACAAATGTTCTTATTTTCAAAAAACAAAAAGGAATTGATAATCATAAAAATATTGAATTTATGAAAATTAATAAAAATTGTAATGAAGTTAAATTAATTGCTATTGCAGATTTAGATAAATATTATACATTTGAATTAGAAACTGAAAATAATGATATTATTAATTATGAATTAAATAAAGATATTGAAATTATTAAATTCGGCAAAATGTTTGATTTAATTAAAGGTACTATCCAATCATCAAAAGTTGTTGAAGATATTAATGGTATAACATTGGTTACAGGTGCAAAAGAATTTAAAACAATAAAATTACTTTCTGATAATACTATTATAGCTGGTTCTAATTTATTTATATGTACAAATGGTAATGGTGATAAAATACCTATTAAATTTTATGATAAAGATTGTTATTATAGTTGCTTAATGTCATTATGTAAATTAAAAGAAGAGTTTAATGATAAAATAAATATTAAATATATATATTATTATTTATTAGAAAAACAAACTTATATTGAGGATAAATATCAAAAAGGACTTGC